CCACAACAAACCTCACAAGCGCACGGAGTACTTCCGAGGAAGCATAACGCTTGCGCTATCAGACGAAGCTCAGCCGAGCTACTCGTTCGAACTTTTACGACACACGAACGGCAGCGTCAACTATGAGGTCGTCATCGATCCGAGCTACCAGCTCAGCGATGCACACCGGGACATCCTAGTCAAGACCATCCTCGCAAACCTTGCAAAGGAGCAGGTTAACTGGAGACCACAAGAGAAGGAGGGCAAGTCATGAGTCTACGCACTAAGCTCTTCGCCTTAATAGTTGGCGGCTTCATCATCGGTTACTTGATCGTCGCCTTCGTCACTCTCGAGATCGACTTCCGGAACTGGACAGATAACGCACGCGCTGGTCTCTTTATCGCACACATGCCTTTGACTGCACTGCTCTGCTCTTTTACATGGATATATCACGAAGAAGGAGGTGAGCAATGAGTAAACAAACAGCGGTTGAATGGTTAATTGACCAGATAGTTAATCATAATGGAGTTAATTCAAAAACATTTGAACAAGCCAAAGCAATGGAGCGTGAGCAGATTGAGGAAGCCTTTTGGGACGGTTGCAAAAATTGGGATAATGACAAACAAGCAATTGATTACTATATCCAAACATACAAAGGAGGTGAGCAATGACAGCCAAAGACCACGCGCTAAATATCTACGACGAGTTCTACGACTTGCTCAGTGACGTCGTGCCAGATATGTCCCTGCGAGGACGCCGGAACAGATCAGAAGCCGCTCAGCGCTGTGCACTACTCTTTGCCGAGCAGATGCAGAACCACTGCGGCCATGAGCTGACCCAGTACTGGAGAGACGTCGAAAATGAATTGCAAATTTTAAAACCATGAGAACATACACAGAAAACGAGGTGGAACGCATCGTGCACCTCCGTAAGCTCCGGATACAACTCCTGAGTGACGAAAACCCACGAAGCTCACACCACAAACGCCTAAAAACCATCAACGGTGAACTTTGGCAAATAACTCAAAACCCAGCATACAGATGAAAATCACAACGACAAATGACGGTGGCGTTATGCTTACCCTCAGCGCCGAAGAGGTCGGTGCAATCCTAAAAGCCTCACAACAGACTCAGCTTTTTGAAGAACCAGCTCCGGTCTGTCAAAACATCTACAAAGGCCTACGCGAGCACAGCATTGCCTTTGTTGACGAATTGCGCCAACGTTACGACCGCACATGGATCGACATGAAAAGCGACCGTTTTCAGGAGATTCGTTTTAGATATCAAATCAGTAACTACGGACAGAACTTTAAAATTCTGGAGAAACGCGGAGGTTTGATTTCGGAAATGAATGGTCGCAAATATTCGCGCATTCGCTTTCTTTGGTGAAAAGTTGTAACAGGTTGTAACTTGTTACAGAGGGCCTTCGGGCCCTTTTTTTATCCGTAGCTGTACTTCCCGTAGTTCGGATACAGCTCAAAGAACATGCGCATCATAATAGCGTCCGCGTAGTCAGGCGAAACGCCATGCTGGCGGCTGATTTCCTCTTTGGAAGACACCGAGAGTTTTCCATCCGCTTCAGGTCGCTTCCGGCGTATCATGTCCAGCTCTCGCATAATCGTGTCTCGGTGGCTAACCGGAAGGACAATGCTTCGAGCTTCTATACGCTCGGCCAGTTTATAATAACACTCAGCCTTGAGGTGGACAAAACGCTCCGGATGCACGGCTCTGGATCCATTCATGAACTCCCGGCAGCGCAAAACGTCGCAAAGACCTCCGCCAACTCCGTCAGCATCGGCCACAACGTTTCTGGTTTCCACCTGGTGTTTGGATTGCAAGTTTCTGATTTCCCTTACCACTTCATCTACACGGTGCTTCCTAAGTTCATGAATCTCCAGGCACTGGAGCCCACGCCACACAGCAATAACCGTTCTGTCTTTGCCAAGCCTGGCGACGTCGCAGGTGAGGTACATCTCGCCTTTCATTTGCTCATCCCGGAAAGCATGACTCATATCTTCATAACCGAAAAGACCGTCGGCACTCTCGTCGTACTCCCAGATTCCATACTTCAAACGCTGCCGGTCAATCTCGTGCAGGTTTTCTAAAGTTTCAAGATAACTGGATGGGAGGTGAGGGTTCTCAGATGCCAGGGACTGGATAAAGGCTCGCTTTGGGCTAATGATATTGTCTCGCCAGGGAAGATAAAACTCGTGATACAACCATCCCTTGTGGGGATTACAGGTGAGCAGCATCTTGGGACCAAGGTTGTACTCCTTCATTCGATAACGGAAGCAGGAGCTTAAGACCTCAACAGCACGACGCGAAACCTGGGCGGCTTCGTCAATCCAAGCATCCGTCAACTCGAGACCTTGCAGTTGTTGGAACTCCGGGTCTGAAGGGTAGGCAAACAGGTCCTTGAGTAATATCTCGGACCCATTTGAAAAACTGATGACATTCGACTGGGCATTAAATGTTATGTCCTTATCCATTCGTAAGCCATAGATGCCCGCAACTTCAAAAAATGTCTTTAAGGTTGTCTTTTTGAGCGTGTCGAGCTTCGAGCGACCTATCAGTCCACGCGTGCCCGGATACTTCAACCTGCGCCAAATTTGCCAGACGGACCCGGTGAATGACTTCGCACCGCCTCGACCTCCTCCAAAGAGCACCCACTCGACCGGTGAGTCGACAGTGAGCGCTCTGAAGCACTCGAGCTGCTTCGGGAGAAAGTCAATTTTAGCCATCAGAACGGGAGGTCGTCGTCGTCGGTCTTTTGAGATTTGGATGCTGGTGCCGGCGCACTTTCCTTTGGTGCCTCGACAAGGGTGAACGAGAGCGACTGATACTTCTCTCCGTTCTTCTCTTTTGTCCAGCCACTGATCCGGTAGCTTTTGCCGTCGATCAAAGCGGTACCATTCGAGTTCGGATGCGACTCCTTCTCCTTTCTGTTGTTCTTAAATAAAACGCCGGTGTTCGGCTTCTGTTCGTATTTATTCATAGGGTTATGTGTTTACTTTTTAATGGGACTATATGCTCCAGAGCTTCAAGAGTTCTCCAATGTCCGTGCTTAGTTAGTAGTCGAGCGATGGCATCCATCTCCTGGCGGACGATTTCGTCGCTTTCAAGGTAGCTTTGCAAAATATGTCTAGCATGAATCACACTGGCATGGTTGAGTTTTTTGTCAAACATAGACCCTATCTTGCCGTAGGTAATAAAGGCAAACTGATGCATCTCCTCCAGCATGATAAACATCACGTAGTATCTACTCAGCACTGCATCTGATTTCTTATCAAGTCTGTGAGCGACATCCTTCACGCCGGTCACCATCCCGACGCACTTGCATGCAATGGCAAAGAGCTCAGCCGGTGTGCGCACAATGGCCTCCCGCGTCACCTCATCGTCATGCATTAGCTTGAGAAGTGCATGGTTAATGTCTTTATAGTACTTAGTCGAGACTAACGGCATGAGCCTGGTGAGTATTCGCTGAGCCTGATCCCTTTCTAGAGATTGCAGCTCGTCGAGTAGTGGCTGCGCCGTATGTGATGAGCGTATGGACATCGGTGTTTGTTATATGAGCAAGACGTTTATAATACCGGAGTTGAATGATATCAGGATCTTTAAGCCACCGGTATATTGTCCAGCGGGCAATCTTGAGCCGGCGAGCCGCCAGCTCCTTTGTCCCGAAGTGGTCGAGAATGAATGTTTCAAGGGTCATGTTTACAACTTGTACTTGGCTAAAGTGGTAAACCACTACCGCCGTTATTACATTTGCAAAGATATGCCTAAAAAGTGCAACAGCGCGAAATATTGGAGACACTTGTGAACAGACACTTCGCCCAGTGGAGGGAAAACGCCATCAGGCTCGAGAGAGATGTGGTGCGCGGAGAAGACCTCCTCTCTGAGACTTTGCTCAAGATATTCGATAAACATCGCGCTCAAGCTGAAGAGGTCGCCAGTCGGGGCAAGCTCTACGAGTATGTCAACCGGTCACTTTATCTGATGAAGATAGGCAAGCACACTAAGTATGCGCAGACATACAAACGTTTTGCAGCTCAGTGGAGTACAGAGGCAGACGTCTCAAACATGGAGCCTGACAAACCATGGATTGGTGCCCGGATAGACAATGAGTATGTGGACGCGTACATCTCAATGATGCCGGAGCTGGATGCCGTCGTCCTGCGACTTTACGCCATGCAGGACTTCAAGTATGACGTCGTTGCCAAGGAGACCGGTATACCAAAAAAGGCATTGTATAAGTTAGTCGAGAACGCAATTAAAAAAATACGAGACAATGTTCAAGCTCAACGTCCCTGCGAGGGTCCGCACAGCACGCCTGAATGAGTGTGGCAAGTGCAAGTTCTACAACGCCGAGCATGAGACCTGCGGCAAACCCATGAGCCTTAAGGGGCTCGTTGATGGTACGCATGGCGGTCTTGTGGATCCGGAAGAGGTCGATGTCGACGCCGAGACACAGGAATTTAACCTGGTGAAGTATTACAAAAAGAAGGTCAGACTCTGCGGTTGCTATGTAAAGGAAAAGACAAAGTTCAGCTTTGAGTCCTGCCCAATCGGTCGCTGGGGTAAGTACCGCTTGACTGATACCGAAACCAACATGCTGGAGGAGTTTATTAAGACTCTACCCACAAAGGGTCAGTTGACTGGCGACCAGGTCAATCAAGTGCTAAAGTGGTTTGAGAGAGTGAGTGGTCGTCCCATGAGACGCTGCGACGAGTGTGTCCGGGCAGTGGTGAAGGAGCTCCAGCTTCAAATCGGTAACAAGCAGGACGTTCAGATATGAAACACAACGGTCATCAAATATACATCGAGAACAACACCTTGTTTGCCATCTCGCTCCTAGAGAAAGAAGACATCGGCTACGACGAGATAACGGACAAGGTACTCCGCGACCTGGCCATCCACCGTCCCAAGCAGTACAGTGAGCACCGCATCGCACTCCGCCTCGAACACGTCGTTGGAGTATACGAAAGCGGCATCCACGATATAACCATGATTGAATTATCCAATGGCTACGTCCACCGGCTCAAAGCGCCGTATGAGTACGTCGAAGCACTAATCTCCTACAAAGCATAAGTTATGTGGAAGCTCTACATCATATATGTTCTGTGGATTGCCATCGCAACCGTCATCGTGATGTCCCTGATAGACTTGTTTAATCAAACCAAAAAACGCAAATAATGCCAATACCCACACCCAAACCAGAAGAGAAGCGCGAGGACTTTATGGCTCGCTGCATGTCCGACTCAAAAATGCTCAGCGAATACCCTGATGCCAGCCAGCGCTACGCCATCTGCATCGCTTCATATAAAGACAATAACAAATGAACAGCACACTCACACCGCTCGCTCAGATCAAAGCGAATCCAAACAACCCACGAACCATCAAGGACGCCAAGTTCAAACGCCTGGTAGAATCCATCCGAACCTTTCCAAAGATGCTCGAACTGCGTCCTATCGTGGTCAACGACGACATGATTGTCCTTGGAGGCAACATGCGCCTCAAGGCTTGCAAGGAGGCAGGCATCAAGGAGGTGCCGGTCATCAAGGCCAGCGACCTGAGCGAAGACGAGCAGCGCCAGTTTATTATCAAAGACAACGTCGGCTTCGGAGACTGGGACTGGGAGATGCTTGCAAACGAGTGGGACGTCGCAGAGCTTGACGAATGGGGCATGGACCTTCCCAAGGACCTGTTCAAGACGGCAGAGGTAGATCAAGACGAGGTTCCGGAAGTCCCCGAGGAACCAATCACCAAGCCAGGCGACCTTTACATCCTTGGCCAGCACCGTCTGCTCTGCGGTGACTCAACAAACACCCAGCACGTCGACCGATTGATGAATAAAGAACAGGCTGACCTAATATTCACCGACCCACCTTGGAACGTGAACTACGGAGGTCAAACAGGAAAGACACCCTGGAAGCAGAGAACCATCATGAACGACCACATGGAGGACGACAAGTGGGATGAGTTCGTCTCAGGCTTTTGTGCCAGCTTCGCCATTGCCTCAAAGCCTGGTGCTCCAATCTATGTGGTGATGTCCGCTCAAGAGTGGCCATCGCTCCAAACCAATCTAATCAACGCCGGGTTCCACTGGTCCTCGACAATCATCTGGGTCAAGGACCGTCTGGTTATCAGCCGCAAGGACTACCACACCCAGTACGAACCGATTTGGTATGGTTGGAATGAAAAAGCCGCTCGCCTGATGACCGTCGAAGATCGTAAGCAATCAGATGTATGGGAAGTGGACCGTCCGCACGTATCGGATCTACACCCAACGACCAAGCCAATCGAACTCATCGCCCGGGCTCTCAACAATAGTTCACGTGCTGGGAACCTGGTCCTGGACCTTTTCGGAGGTTCCGGCTCAACAATGATAGCCTGCGAACAGACGGGGCGCCGAAACTACAGCATGGAACTCGATCCGAAGTATTGCGACGTCATCGTCAAGCGCTGGGAGAACCTTACGGGTAACAAGGCGGTGCTCGAAACTAATCCGAATTAACTTGCGTATTTGGGAAAACCATGCCATTTTTGGTCTATATTATAAACGCCGTTTGAAATGAGAACAAAAAAGGAAATTGCTGAGCTACTAGCTTTAACTCCAGTGGCTTTACCAAAACAGGTCAAGACCATTGACGGGACGGTTGTTGACGTTCTTGAATATACCGATAGTTCTGTTATCGTTTTAGGTAAAACCGGAAGGATGACCTATCACCCGACAAAGGTCTGGGACATCAAAACAAAAAAGTCCATTGCAACCTTGCAGAAGGAGTTACAACAGAAAGATCAACCATACGAAGGAGCGCCGAAAAAATGAAAACAAAACAGGAACTTGCTAAACTGCTTTCCAAAGAAACTACAACTCTCGCTGCACAGCAAGGCAAGGACTATAATATAGTTGTAGGCGGCAGCAGTTTAAAAGATTTTTACTGCGGGCTTGATATAAGAGTATCAGATTGGGCCGCATGGTACAGTAAGGATGACGATGGCCTACACTACAGGCTAATGGATGCCGGGAAAGAAAGAGCCACAGTGTATGGCAGAGGAGAAGGCAGTGCAGTTCCAATAGCAAAGGCGATGCACTCCCAAAATGCAAAAGCCAGCGGCGGAGAAAACACAAAACTCACATGGCAAGACTACGCTGATATCATAACTAAATTCTGGCAGGCAATATCAAAAAAGAAAGACGAGCTAGAGAAAAAAGAAAAAAAGCAGCCGAATCAGGAAAAGTCTCAGCCAAAGGAGGTGGATATAAGAGTGCCTGATAAATACACAATTTATGTGACGCCAGACAAATACACGGTTTTTCTTTGGGTACAGGGAGATGCGTGGTGGATGGCAACTCAAGCTTCAAATGAATGGCAGCTCAGAGCTTCTGGGAAGAACCTAGCTCAGGTTAGCTTTAAACCATCAGGTGATGCCAAGGCGTTTGTCAAAAAGATCCATGAAATCTCTAAGCAGAAGCTAGGCGATAAACTAACAGCAACTCCGGCAGATCACGAAAAAGCTTTGAAGCTTTGGATGGACGCTTTACAAAAAGTACAAAAACGATGAGAACGAAACAGGAACTTGTGCAGCTGCTTTCAACGATGGACCTGCCGCAGTATAACAGCAGAGCCGCCGCCGCAAACGCAGCTGCTAAACTACTGGCTCCAAATAAGTGGAGCGCGGTGTATAATGAGAAAACAAAGAAGATTGCAAACGTCCCAACCGACCGGGTCAAAGAATATGCTCCCGACTGGAAGTTGTATGGAAAGTACGACAAGGACGGATATATCATCAAGGAACTAATAAAAATTACGATATGAAAAACCAACCAGAACACATCAGCAAAATGCAGGAGAAGGTCGAAGAGATCCGTCTTGCTCAAGAGGAGGCTAACTTGGCCAAAGATAAAGTGAGCACTCCCTTATTAAGAGCTCCATATTACGAATCTTTTGATAAGTTAATGGATCTTGACCAAGCCGCAAATAAGTTAGGAGACGGTAAATTAAAGGGAGCAATGAAAAAGATATTTGTAGCGTTGGCAGAGCTAAAAAAACAAATGGACAATAATTATATCTGGGACTAAATAATGAAAACACAGAAAGAACTAACACAGCTCCTCACCAAGAAGGTAGAGGAGATAAGTCTTGCAAAGGACAAGGCGATGGGTTTTCGTAATCCGATGAGCAAAGTGCAATCCGGTTATAATGAAATGATGGACATCGCTATATTCAAAGACGACAAAAAAGCAAAGGAACTAATCACGAAAATAGCAGTGGCTCACAGTGATTTAACAAAGTACTTGGACAAAACCTACCAGTGGTAAAACAACTCAAAAATGAAAACACAAAAACAAATCGCTGACTTGATAAGCAGCAAGATCGAAGAGATTAACCTTAGCCAGCAAGTTGAGCTTGCGGTTGATTACGCGAAATATCAAAAGAACGCAGTAGGCATTAAAACAATTATTAAACAGGTCACAGCTTTTGAGTATGACATGGACCCACTTGTGGACATCCCCGAAATAGTAGCTGCCATCAACAGCCTCAAAGCATTTGAAAAGAAAGTAGCCAGCGCTAAGTGAGTCGGCCCTCCGACATAACGACATCCAAAAAGACCATGCTTGAGAACCTCGAAAAGGCTCTCGGCGTGGTCACTGTCGCTGCACACAACACTGGCATCCACCGGGACACCCATTACCGCTGGATGAAGGAGGACGAGGAGTACAAGGCTAAGGTCGCCAGCCTTAAAGAGGTGACTGTAGACTTTGCCGAGGCCCAGCTGCACAAGCTAATCAAAGAAGGCAACGTCGCCGCCACTATATTCTTCTTAAAGACCCAAGGCAAGAACCGAGGGTACATAGAGCGGCAGGAGATAACCGGAACCGATGGTGCTCCGATTATCGAGATCATTGGGAACATATAACCCAAAAAAGTCAATTATACAGATGAGAGTCGAGATACCAAAAACACTGGACGACGTCACGCTCCGGACCTACATCGCGTATATGAACGCGAAGTCAGAGGTGGAGCGCATCAGCGCATACACTGGAATCAAGAAGACGGTGGTCGAACACTGGACGGTCGAGGCAGTGAACAAGACGCTCGAGTTGATCGAGAGAAGCGTTTCGGAGTGCACGCCAATACACCTGCCGACCTTCCGTTTGGATGGGCAGCTTTACGGATTCATTCCAGACATGGACCTTATCACCATGCGCGAGCACGTCGACGCTGAGTCATGGGCCGGTGAGATATGGAAGGGCACGACAGTCAACTGGAGCTACATGCCACAGCTTATGGCGGTGCTCTTCCGTCCCATCACGGCACAGCTCGGCCAGTACTACGAGATAAAGAAGTACTCAATGGAAGATGCCAAGCGCCAGGTGGAAACGATGAAGGGTATGAGTATGAGCCAAGTGCAAGGGGCACTGGTTTTTTTTTCGACTATCGTGCGCGACTGCGTGACAAGTACTCTCGAGGCCCAGCTGACGGAAGCGATGACGGAGATGAGGGCGAAATAGACCTGACCCCAGACGGCCTGGACCGTTATGGCTGGTTGCACATACTTGAGATACTGAGTAGCAACGATGTGACAAAGTTCGACGCGGTACTTGACCGGAACATATACGAGATATACACGCACCTCAGTTATATGCGAGACTATAACGCAGAGAAGCTGAGAATGCTCAAACGAATAAAGAAAGGACATGTTTAACAACATCAGCTACAACGTCGTCGTTGAACGCTTCAAGGCATTTGCAGACGGCCACTTCCTCATCAGAAGGTTTACCCATGGACAGGTTGACCAGACGGACCTGGACAAGGACCAGCTCTTCCCTTGGATGCACGTCGCACCGGTTGAGGTGAGAGCAGCAGCAGGAGCACGCGTGTTCACCTTCGACGTTATCTTCGCGGACATACCTCGCGACAAGGAGGACAAGACCGACTACCAGAAGGAAAGCATCTCGGATTGCATCCGGCTTGCGGAGGACTTGCTGAGCGAGATCCAGAACGGGCAGGTTGTTTTCAGCAGCCTGGTCGAAGTGGAAGGCGAAAGCACCATAACTCCCTTTATTGAGGAGTGGACCCATACGCTGAGCGGCTGCACCCTGGCCTTAACCATCTCGGTTCCAAACGACTACTCCGCTTGTGATATACCTGCGGACTGGAGTATCGGTGGCGGCGGCAGTGGAACACCACCGTCTCCTTTCCCTTCACTGATATTGAAGGTGAACAACATCGACAACGTGGTGCAAAACATCCTGGACCTGGTTGATGGCGACAACGTCACGATTGAGGACCTGGGAGATGGCCGCGTCCGGATCAACTCAACAGGAGGTGGCGGAGGTGGTTCAGCGGCATGGGGAGCTATAACGGGCACACTCTCGAACCAGACCGACCTCCAGACAGCTCTGAATCTCAAGGCAAACATCTCAAGCCTGGGAGCGGTGGCTTTTTCGAACAACTACAACGACCTCGACAACCTTCCAACGATACCAGCGGCACAGGTCAACTCAGACTGGAATGCAGTCGCTGGCGTAGCTCAGATATTGAACAAGCCAGCTATACCTGCTTATCTTGATGACCTTGCAGATGTGAATGCAGGCAGTCCTAACGATGGGGACATACTCATTTATTTTGCATCAGGCAACGAATGGAAAAACCAACCCAACACAGGCGGTGGTACGGTAACGAGTGTAGGTTTGTTGGTACCTTCACCCGGTGTCCCTGCCTTTAGTGTATCGGGTAGCCCTGTTACCACATCAGGCAATCTTCAAATCAATGCGCTGGGTACATCATTGCAGTATATAGACGGAGAGGGTGCGCTGCAAACGTTCCCGAATGTACCTAAGTTCCTTTCAGACCTTATCTCAGGTAGTGCGCCGGGTCAATTGTTACAATGGAACGGTACGCAATGGGTGGTAATTAGCATGCTTGCGCTTGATGATCTGTCTGATGTTAGTGCTACCACACCATCGAACGGTCAGGTGCTTGCGTATAATACAGGCACAGGTAAATGGGAAGCCTTAACACTTCCATCGCTTAGCGGCTATGTGCCTTATGTAGGTGCAACACAAGACGTAAACCTCGACACATTTAAGTTAAGTGCAAGCAGCGTTTATATCGAAGGTACAAACGGCAATGGTCACTTGCATTTAAAGCATCAAAGTGCGGATGCAACAGCCACAGGTCAAAGCACATCGCTGTGGGCAGATACAAATGGAGATATAAAATGGAAAAATGATGGTAACTATAAGACTACATTAAAGACCAGTGCTAACGTAGCCGACCGTACGTATATATTCCCGGATGAAGATTGTACATTGATGCCTCGCAATGCAGCCATAACGGGTGCGACAAAGACCAAGATTACGTATGATGCAGATGGACTCGTAACAGCGGGTGAAGATTTGGCTGCGGGTGATATGCCTACCGGCATCGATGCAACAAAAATCGGAACGGGAACCGTAAGCAATACAGAGTTCGGTTATTTGGATGGTGTGACCTCAGCTATTCAAACGCAGCTCAACAATAAAAAAGACACAATTACCTACGGACAAGTTTATGGGTCAACGGTAGGTGCCAGCTCAACCATTTACTTTGCTATCACAGGATTGACGGCAGGTAATGCCACCGAAACCAATAGACAATTTGCCGTGCCTGTTGCTGGAACCATACGAGACTTTTATGTGAAAATGAGTGGAACTCAAAGCGCAACTGGTACACTAGTTATAACAATAAGGAATAATGCCGCATCAAGCAGTGTGACCCTAACAGTATCAAGCGCCGATGGGGCAAGCCCAACAAAAAGCAACACGGCTAATACACTTGCAGTAGCGGCTGGCGACCTGATTAGCATTCAAGCAGTAAATAATGCGACGGTCACAAGCGCATCCATACTTTCGATGGCCTTTATAATTGAGAGAACATAATGGCAAGACCTGTTGAATATCAGAAGCTCTATGACCTACTCGATGATTTCGGGAAGGGAGTTGTGGAGAACGCCGTCTCGAACATCCGTATCATTCGCAAGATTGGAGGCAAGAACAGACGACGGAACGCATCCGGCACACTTGCCAAGAACCTCCGCTTTGATCGAAAGCTCACGGGCCGGAGCTCATACCTCTTCTTCTACGCAGGAGGCGAGGCTGAGAAGTATGGCGACTTCATTGAGCAAGGTGTCAACGGTACCCAGAAGTCATGGGGCAGTCCCTACTCCTTCCGGGGTGGCAAGATACCAATCTCACCGATCCTGAAGTGGATTAAGGTCAAGGGCATCAAGCCGCGCAACGTGGATGACGAGAACCGAATGAAGCGCTCGCAGTTCACATCAGCCGAGCGCGAGAGCAAGAAGACCGGGAAGGAGATAACGATGGAGAAGCTATACCTGCGCATGGCGGCACGTATGGCAAAAAGCATTAGCAAGAAGGGCATCGAGCCCATCTTTTATTTCCGGGATGCCATCGAGACAGAGTTGGAGAAGCGAGACGACGATTTCCTTGCGGCACTGGAGGAGGCAATCAGCATCAGAGTACAAACAGCATTTGACACAAAGAAAAAATTCAGAACTTAAGACATGGCTATCACAATACAAGACCAGCCTTATCCATGGAGCCCAAGAGGTCAGCGTTTGCTTTTTTACATGACAAGCACACAGACTGCACAGCCGGGCTTTCGGATTCGTGCGGAGGTTACTGTCACCAGCACGGGTGAGACTTATGCATTCTTTTTGAGCGCTGACCCATACAGCGGAGTCATCTATGACCTCGGCAGTCTGGTCACTCTTCGCAATTTTGAGGACGACCCAGACCTGCACGCATACACAGGAGAGAACGAGGAGTTAATCGGTAAGGCATGGGATGGCTTTAGTGTGACTTTTCAGGAGTACTGGACCGTCAGCGGTGTGCTCACTCCTCAAGGCTCACCGACGACCGCTATCGAGATCGTGGTGGTCAATGGCTACTACCAGATGAAGAACGGATACAAGCCGAATGCGAACCTTGGCAGTATTGACGTAAGGTATGCGCTGAGCTCCGTTTCAAACTCTCGCGTTATGAGCGACCGCGTTGCTGAAACCCATACATGGACAAAGCTGCGGTCGGCATACATCGGTGTCCCTTTTCCGGGCAGCATTTACATCCCAGTCCGCGAGGCTGACTATGGTCAGATTGTGATACCAGTAACGGACACATATCTTGCAGCTAATAACGTAGACAAATGGCGCATCACGATTGTCGACAGTGCAGGAGCATCGCATACATGGACCAGTCCTTCTTTTAGTGGTTATCCAATCACTCTACTTGGGGCCTACCCAGCAAACCTTAACGATGATGCGGCCGTTACCGAAAAGCCGAGCATGTACCCGAACTGGAGATATTACCTACTGACCCTTCTTAACGCTGGGGGTTCTGCCACAGCGGTCCGCTATGTTTTCTACAATACCGAAGAGTGGGGTCAGTGGGATTGCCGCTACACACCCGTCCGTCTGGCGTGGGTTAATTCGCGAGCCGGCTGGGACTATTTCAACTTCATAAAAAAGAACGAGATCACTGACGCAATCGAGCGCAAGCAATATAGGCAGACGCGCTGGCGAGCAAGCGACCCATTTTATTTATCCAGTGACAGAACCTTGACGGATCGAGAGGCTTTGGTTACCCAAACACTGAGCGTAACCTCCGATTGGGTACAGGAGAATGAGTATGTGTTCCTGCGTGGTTTGTTGGTATCTAATCAAGTGCACATCGTAAATGATGACGGTACCTTTACACCTTGCAGTATTGATGACACGAGTTTTTTGGAGCGCAAAGAGCGTAACGGCAAGCTCTATAATATACAGCTGACTGTGAAATACTCTCAAGATTACTGGACATGAGCGATGTAGAATTAATTGTGCGCCCAAGCACTGTGTTATACTTTGGCCTTGCAGAAAGTCTTAGTTATGCCGGCTGCGTTGGAATCAAGGTACCATTTAACCTCACCAACTACGATGGGGCTAGTTTTGTTTACGAGGACCCGACTTACGGAGTCATCGAGGACACCTACGACGTGGTGAGTACGTGGAACGGCACCTACATATTAATTGCCCCGCGCACGTGCATTCCTTTTACGGATGGCGACACCGGCACAATTCGCGTGACCTTTGCCGTAACAAAGTACCTCGAGCTTTATCTGAACGAGACTATCTCTCAAAACTGGCGCTTCTCCGATCTTCAAACCTTTGAGGCGCTAGGTTCTTTTACTCGTGAGTTCCGGGTGCCAGCCACTCAAAACAACTGTGAAGCAATAGGCTACCTTACAGACGTGAACATCGACGCTGAAATAGATTATTTCCAAGTTAAGTTGCCTGCCGAAATTCGAGTGCAGACGCTACCAATAGCATTCGGTTACCTGCGAGTTATGCGTGTCATTACTCAGGCAGATAAACTAGCTGACTTTGAGGTGACGTTTTATGCTGAAAGCCCAGACCTTTTTAATAAAATCAGCGGTAAAAAATTAAAAGATATTAGGGCTCTTGCGGACCTTAATGTTGTGTTAGACTACGACGAGGTTATGGCGGCATCTGGTTATCCTTATCTTTATTCACTGACAGATTATGGTCAAAAATGGAGTGAAGCTGGAGAGGAAGGTACACGCAGTATATATGATGAGACAGTGACTGGATGCGTGCGTGCCGGGGACCTTACGCCATCGCTATGTTGGCAGTGGATATTTGAAAAAATAATTACTGAAGCTGGTTTTACCTACACCGGTGTAACACTTGATAATCAGCTGTTTCAGTATTATGCGCCATGGATTAATAGCGCGTCATTGAATTTTGTTGTGAACCCAACATCGGCACTGTTTGGGTATTATCTGAACACACCAATTAACCTGACGTCCACTCAAATTACTCTTGCTCCAATAACAGAGGCATTTGATAATGGTGGTAATTTGCTAGGTGCTGTTTATACAGCACCAGCAGATGGGGTATACTATTTTAGGGTGTGGTTTTCTGGTTTTATCAACGGCCTTGGTGGTGTTTTAATTCGCGGCTATAATATTACAACTGCCACCACAATTGAGCTGTATCAGCAGCCCAACTTTACTAATGTTGCAACCCACTATGATAGCACAAATACTTTACCGGGCATACAGCTTTCAGCAGGTGATCAGTTTGAAATTAGGTGGCGAGCACTTGGCGGCGCTGGTGCAAGCATTGATTTAGATGCTGGTGCAAGTTATGACACTGGAACCGGGGTGGAACTTTATAACCTAGACATTACAGATCAGGCGACACTAGACTGGTCTAAAAATGCCCCGGATATAACGCAGGCTGATTTTCTACGTGATGTCTTTAATATGCACTGTTGTGTTTTGATTCCCGATAGGAATATTCCTAACGCATTATTTATTGAGCCAGTTTCAGAATATATTCAAAGTGGCGGCAGCCGGGACTGGAGTCGTAAGCTCGATATTTCAAAAGATATTACAATAAGCAACACAAGTGACTTTCAAAGCAAGCGCATGAAGTTTACCTATAGTGCCGGAGAGGATGAGGCTTCTAAAGTTTATGTAGGCTTGAATCGTATATATGGTGATT